GGTTGGCCATTGCTCTTGAGCTAGTGTTTGCCTATCAGGTATTTAGTCCCGTGGCAAAAGTTCAAAAATCATAACCTGACGTCACAGGCAGCCTATGGCTGAATTGAAATCGCAAGACATAGAGCACAACGAACGAGGGACCCTAGGGTCCCTCGTTCATTCCTGGTGAGTCTAGTTAGACGACTACTTCATACTGAATTGAGCCGAAGTAGTCACGTGTCTGTCCGTCGTAGCTTACCTTAAAATACCGGATGCCTGAGCTTGCTTGCTTACCAAGTCTGAGGCCCTGTCAAGCTCAAACACTTCGTCGTTGTTGATGACGACCGCCACAAGCATCAGAAATCTCTTTGATTTTTGCTGCAAGTTGTTCTTGGTTCAAAACGATGTGATTCTGATCGAACACACGTTTGATCTCGTTAAGCTTCATTCTTCTTCCTTCGTGTATGTGAAGTGTGTCGTATTGCCGTGGTCGAACTCTTCACGCTTCCAACCTTTGAAGTATTTATCCGCAAGGCGTCGGTACAACTTCGCACGGGTGTCAGAATCCCCGTCTTTGTCAGCGGTGAAGGTGATCATTGTCGGGTGATACCTTGATTCAAATTCCTTGAGGGAATCAATGATCATTGAGAACACCTGCAACTCGCTACCGCTCTGTGTTCTACCGTATTTGTGACCTAGATCTTTTCCATCTTTTATATCAACTTCGGCAAAGTCGATACTCCAACCCTGATCACCATCATTCACCGCCAAGAACTGGATATCACGCCCACCAATTTCAGCTCGAGTGGCGAAGATCTTGGCAGTCTCTTTTGTGACAGTGTATTTGACCCTAGAGTTTAGGATTTCACTGAGCAGCATTATTCTTCCTCTCGCCGCCCAAGAACTTTCAAGGCGACACGAAGTGCGAACTTGTCTTGACCCTTTGTTTTGTTCAGCAATGCCTTCAAATCGCCATCACTCATGGCCATCAAATTCTGTCCCCTTGGTCGGTGAATAAGGTCAATAATCTTGTTGTACACTGCTGGGAGCTCATCAATAGTTCCCAAAGATTTTGCAGCGTCTACAATATCATCTGCAGCAGCATGCAAGTTATTTGGATGGAAATGACCATGACTGTGACCCTTCATGAAGACCTTCACGTCACCATCATGCGCGTCGACGACATGAACCTTTCCACTACGGTCAATGACTACATCGCCATGCTTCCACTGCTTGTACTTGGCCTCAAACAATTCTTGAACTTTCATTTACTTCACCTGACGGATAATGGTTGGAGTCAGAGCATCGACAATCTCGATATCAGACAGTTGCGCAGCACTTTGAAGAATTTCATCAAAGCCACACTCAACGGTGATCATATCACCAAACGAGTTCGTACTATACAGCGGTACAAGAACAACAGACGCAATCTCAGTTGGCAAGCGCGTGTGCATCAACGATAGCAATTCAGTTGCATAGAATGTCTCACCGAAGTCCCAATTGCTGATGTCAAAGTACGTCTCGATGACATTCAACAGTTCTTCCTTAACGCGCTCATTCGTCATGGTAGCACCAGCAGACCGCACAACCTTGAACTTTGCACGGAGCTGTGGTTCAGCCAGCGCCCCAAACATCAGTCGCAGTGTGCCAGGGTGCAGAACCACTGTGTCCGACATCATTTTGCTGTCAAGCAAATATCCATAAGAAGCCCGTAGTTCAAGTGGCGTTGGTGGAACAGGGGCAGTGCTTACTAGGCCACGGACATAGTTTGTTACACTGTCATAGTACCCCTGAGTGATCACGTACGTGTCATGGATATTTGATGGTGAAGGGTCAATGATGTTCGTGTATGGTGCAAAGTGCTGCCACATGAAATCAAGACCTTCGCCATTGTTATTCACCATTTGGCGACGTCCCCATTCATCATTGCTGTCAACAAAATCAGCAACACCGAACGTTCCAGTTCCGCCATAAACAGTGTATGTAGTAGTGATATCAGACAGCAGGAAATACTCGTACTTACCGGTTGAGAATGTTTCAAACTGCAGTAGACGATCTGGAATCAAATCACCAGAAGAATCTTCTTGGAGAAGATCAGTTGGAACAACCTCAAGCCTGTTGAAGTCGATAACTCCAGCACTGTCCTTGACAGCACCAACAACATCGTAAGATTGATTCTTACCGAGAATTGTCATTCCATCAGGAAGCAAGTTCGACCGAAGGATTCTGACTCCATCGTAAACACGCTTCATTGTGTTACTGTCAATGAGTTGGTCAACTGAATTGAACCAGAACTTCGTAGTTGGTGATTGAACAGTTAGTGTCAGGTTTCGATTATGAACTTCGTACCCAATCACGTTGTTCGTTGGCTGTTGACGGATCTTACGAACAAAGATCAACCAACTGTGTTGGGTCTCCGTCTGTGAAAACAAGAGCTCATCACCAGAAACAATTTGTCCACCGGAATAGTGAGGGAGCTGTGAGTACCCCAGGATTTCCCACCAACCATTCAGATTTATGATACCAGGATCCGATGGGCTGGAGAACCAATTGTAACCACCGCCATGAGTTGCGTTTGTCCTAGGCACCATTGTCAATGTGCTGCCGATCAAGACAGTATCAAGAACAAATGCATCACCTGGTTCAAACGCAATGCTACCAAATGTCACAGTGAAGAATTGAGCCGACGAGTTGTACCCAGAAGGCATAATGTCGTACACAGATCCTATAGAGCCCGTTGGAAAGGTTCCTCGTGTGCTTGATCGCACGTTCAGCGTAGCCCCATCGGCTGCAACTTCAATTGTCCAGACCTCGCCGGCTGTGGCACCCTGTGGTGCGTTTGAAACGACAATCGTTCCGTTCCCAATGCCAGTCATGTACCTGTTGTAGCGAAGTGCAAAGTAATCCTGCTCTGCAATAGGCTGAAGACCAGATCCAACGTCACCAGGTGGGAACTTGTTCACTCCGTCAATTGTGCGTGGAACGCCTGCCGCATAAATTCGAGAGTCATCCTTAGGATTTGTTGCAGGATCTGGAATGAGCGCCCAAATCTGATTGTTCGTGCCTTCAACGTATGAAAGCGGTTCACCGTACCAATGTCTGTCGATAAGACCCTGCATCGCGGTCTTTTCTTTCAAAGAGCCGTCGGGCGATGTACCGTCAATGAGCTTCACGAACACGTTCTTAGTGCTCTGGAAAAGCCCGGCACGGTTGTCTTCAATGAAGGTACGACGTGGAGAGCTTACCACACCAACAGTGGCGGGATCTGTTGCAGACAAGTGCAACATTGCATTGATCACACCACTAGTGTTCAAGAGTGGTTCAATGACCGAATCAATCAGGGCCTGCCCTGATAGAGAAGTAGTAAGTGAATCCAGACCGAGCTCGTACCGCATAGACATGTCACTGCCAAACACGTTCACATTCTCATAGGAACCTGACGCGTCGTTCCAGTCAATGTACTTTGGTTGGCCGGCAAAGGTGCGGTTCACCGCGTTCAATCGAAGGATTGAAGGGTCCTTCAACGGGAACGTGTTGTAATCTTGGCCGTTCACCATGCGGTTCTGCGCATAGTACGTCGCTGGTGCGGATTGACGAACGTGCTCAATTGTCTCTGATGCCGAACCGTTCTGAAGGGTCGTGGTCAGACTGAAAGTGACCGTGCATGTCTCGGTGTTTCCAGTCGTTGACGTGTATGAGAACGACATGACCTGATTGACAACCTTGTTCTTTGCAATGACAACAGAGCGGTTTGCAGATTGGCGCATCCAGAAACGGAAGAGCCCCTGTGGCGCATCACTGAAATCACCATCGCCGAACAAGACGGCAACTTGATCATTTTCAAGAGTGTCAACTTCGTACTTTAAACGTGTGCTACGATCATCATTGAAGATCAAGTTCTGTTCATTGACGGTGTCAACTTCTTTCCAACGCTGAGAGATGTTTCCTTGGTCGTCAATCTGTTGCACCCACACATCAGTATGGTTCACGTTGTCAGGCAAGAACTCAATACGGCGATTTGGAAGCGTGTCAAGAATATTGTACTCAATGCGAGTGAGCGTACCTTGTTTCGTGTACATCAAGAAGCCAGTATAGTCTGATCCATCACCAATACCGTCATTGGCGTAGATCAGCGACATTGCTGAATTCAAATCTGGCTCGCGTTCAAGCGGACCATTAGCATCGATATCGGCTGGAACAACTTCCATCGGATAGGTGTCAAGCCCTGTATTTGCAGAGTACGGGAAGACACCATTCACGAATGACGTCGTATCCGCATTCAGGGCGTACAGATCCATGACCACGTCACCAATTTGGAATGACTTTTGTGGTTGGCCGAAGCGGGTGCTTAGGATTCGATTTGCGATCAGGAAGAACTGATCTTTCCAGTTCGAGTTGTTCGGATCATTCCAGACAACTGCAAGATTCGACAGGTTCACACCACGGCTGTCAATGATTTCTTCTGTTGTGCGAATGCTTGTGACCTTCACAAGACCGCGAACAGGAATGTTTCGAGTGGCTTTGTATGAGATGAGCTTCGCAAGGCGCAGGATGCTTTGTTTGCGCTGAGCCGTGGTAATGAAGTTCTCATGCGAGACCATATCAACACGGTACGCGAGCTGCTCGGCTACATACGCAAAGAGCTCGGTCATGGCGATGAGCTCCGACGACTCAATGAAGTCGTTGAAGAACTCTGGGTAGTAGATTCGAATGTAATCTACAAGGGACTGTTTGATCGTGTCGTAGTCGAACGAGGTGAAGTTCACCTGATCAAATGCTTCGTAGATCTTGTCCCAAGATTCTGCACTATTGCTATTTCTGAAAGCCATATCAATCCTGTTCCATTTGGGCATCGCCCTTGGCAATTGCCTTGTGAACCTTGAACGTCACTCGAACCGCGCCTTTTGATGTCGCAGAAATCGTACAGTGTGCGTCATCAATCAACCCTGATTCACTAAGCTTTACAAGCCCAGCTAGCTCAGCTTCATCAAGGGTAACAGTTGCTTCACGATCACCCTCATCATAGAGAACATCATGCCCCCAAGTATCCCCGCTATCACGGGTTCCACTGTGTTTGTGGTCGTGCTCCGAGACTGGTAGACCACATTTGCGGAATGCTCTGAGGATCAGAACTGAGACCTTCTTTTCACGCTCATACACCCCATCGTCATGATCATCGTCATGATCAAGGACTTCATCGTCTGTTTCGGTTAGCCGCTTGCTCAGGAGTTGTAGAAGTTTCATGATGTAGTGAACTCAAGTTTGAAGGTTTCCTGTATATTAATCTCGACGTACATGAGATCGGCAAAGACCACAATCATGTTTTGATCCGGGAGTGCGTTCACAGACAAGTCAATGAGGTTCACACGCGGATCATAATTGAAGACCTTTGTAAGATCATCACGCACCATTCCAAGAGTTCGTTCATCGAGTGGTTCAAAAGCTAGAAGTGGAATTCTAGTTCCAAAGTTAGGCATGTGAACACGCTCACCAGGAATCGTATAGATGTGGTTCAACAAGTCTTGCTTCACGAGCTCTTGATTGGTCAGTCGAAATCCCTTGCTTCGATCAAGCAGGAAATTCTGAGTACTGAATCCACGGTATGTTGGAAGGGCGTTTGCCATCATGCTTTCCAGTGAGAGTTTCTAGTACCCTTAGATCCGTCACGAGTCCAAGGTTCATGCGTGGGTACAGTTGGCGGACTATCAGGACAAGTGGCATTTGCTGCGTCAGGTCCATTCAAATGAATAGCTGAACCAGTCTGCAAGATCGTGCCAGCTGCTAGGATATTAAAGTCGGCGGACGATTCTAGATTCACACCAGAGCCACTCAGGTGCAACGAACCGCAAGCGGCAATACGCCCTTCACCGCCGGCCTGGACGTTCACGTTCCCACCAGCAGCAACGTTGAAGTCTCCAACGGCAGTGACGTTAAAGTCTCCACCAGTTGAGAAGCTGATGCTGTCTGCGCCATACACATGGATGCGACCATCCTGATCCATCTCAAACCACGAATTTCCATGGCACGTACTGACATAAATTCGTTCATTTGCGTCGTCAAGAATTATCTGATGTCCCGCCGCCGTCTTCACTCTGATACGCCCAGTCTCTGGGTTGTCTTGGAAGATCAACGCATGCCTACCAGGTGTGGTTAGCACGTATGATTGTGGATCGTACTGTGCTGCACCATACTCGTCTTTTGGAACAACTACATCAGTCTGATACCCCTCGGTGCCGTCCTTATCAGTTTTGTCCTGTGCCACTTGCCGCTCGTAAACACCCCGTGTTTTGGCTTCGCTAGCTGTCAAGTTGTTTCTGAATTGGGCGTTCAAATTAGACGTTTGCGGCTCTATCGCGTCAAAAGTATCAGATACTGGGTACTGTGCGATGTCTGGCCGATTGCGGCCAGCAGGCAATGAACGATTTCCGTGGTCACGGAAATAGGACCCCATGTAAATTCTGCGATTTGGGTCGTTAAACAATAGACCAACAATCACCAACGCTCCAGACTTTGGCACAGCCCAGAACCCATAAGACACGAGACCACCGGTGCTCGTGTTGTTTGGGCCGGCTGGATAGTCACGTGTTTGCCCAGCAAGCGGTGACACGTATGTGGCCCAAGGAAGTGCAATGATGTCGTAGTTATCTCCATCAATTGCTGGCACCCAGACCTTAACGCGCCCCATCTGCTGAGGATCATTGGTATCGACTACGATACCGTCCATCAATCCTGGCAAGTTCATTTCTTAAGGTCCTTCGTGGTACTCTGTGTCTGGCCCTTGGCAGTTACTTCCTGATGACCGTAAATGCTAAAGCTCCGAATCTCGCACTCTTGTGTAAAGCGTGACCCTTCAATACGGCTCTTGATACCAAAGAGCAGATAGTAGTTATCACTAAACAGTTGCTTTGCAAAGTTCTGCTGACCACTTGCTGGATCCAATGACAGGAAGTTCACGTCTTGTGTATACACGTTAACCTTCATGAACACCGGTGTAGTCACAAAGCTTTGACCACCAAGCACTTGAAAGCCGTCACTGGTTTTCGAGACACTGCCGGTTTTGATCAGCCGGTTTTCAAGATCAGTTCTCCAACCAGCCTTAACGCCAAGATTTACTTTTGATGCCCCGTTGTTACTGTTCACGTTTGAGATTGCGTTCACATGTTGTGGAATTCCGGTGAGCACAACACCGGCAAGCAACGATGGATTTCCACGTAGTGTCAAGTGCGCCTGCGTGACCGTGTTATACAAATCGCTCAGGTTCTTCGTGTATTGCTGGACAACGGCTTGAGGAGTTTGTTCACCCTCGATCTTCACGCTGCCTGCCAAGTTACTGAAGTTCGATCGTTCAGCAGCCGTCAGCATTCTCAGAGGAATCGGGTCCTTGGCGCCACGCCCGACAATAGTGGAAATGTCTTCACCAACTGAACCATCAGTCTGATTCTGCCCCTTGTCAGCTTGCTCAAACAGTTTTCCCTGTCCAATCTTAGTGCCTTGCATGAGTAGTAAGTTCAGATTTTCAATCTTCAGATCCAGATTCAAGATGTCAATGTTCTTGCCTGAGAAAATGTAGTCGTACTCAAGGTAGTTCTTTGGAACCTTTTTGGAGGCTGACGTGCTGGTGGCTGGAATTGTCGTATAGAACGCGTCATCAACAGTGACAGCCGCCTTCTTCTGTTCAGCCAGCAAAACATTTGGAACACTGAATTCAACAACATCAACATGAACAGTGAAGTTATCATCATTAGATGTGATGGTAATCAAGTGCTTATAGAACTTGATCAGATCAGTTTTGTTCTTTGTAGTTGAAAAGTTCGCAAGCTTCTGAACGTCGATCGTCTGTGAGAAGATTGTGTCAAGAATCTCTGGAATGGTCAGATTAGGATCGACGGCGACAAGGCTTTCCTTGGCCTCAGCATTAGAGGCTGGCTGCGTCTTTGAATTCTTAGATGCCTCTTCCTGCTTCAAGAGCTGTTGGAAGTTAATTTCTTGAGCCCCGCCCTTTGACGGGCCTGAGAACTTGAACGGCTTCCAAGAATCTGGAATGGTGATCATATACTGTACCGGACGACCAAACTGCTTTGCAGTTTGAGGAGATTGTCCAGGGTATTGAATGATCCCGTTGAACTTGTTGTACAGCGACATTGACAAGTCATTAAGTCGATCTTCAAACGACTGAATGACATCACCAAGTGTGTTCGCATTCTTTCCAGTAAAGTATGAGCTTGCCGTACCAATTGAGGTCCACTTCGCGTTATACCTCGCATTCGATGGCATCCCCAACAGTGGAATACAATGACAAGTATAAACACCCTTGGCACCATTGAGATCAAGCTCAATGGTCTTGAAGATTGCTGGAACTGAAATGGATTGTACGATCTTGCTTTTGTTGTCATCGGTGTGACCGACGAAGATCACCTTCATAAGCAGTGACATACCATCGAAACTTACCTTCAGTTTCTGGTCCATCAAATACTGCAGGAAGTTCGCGAATGAAATTCCAGAGGAATCCAGAACGGTGAACATCATGTCCAACGCGACCGCGTTCGGTGATTGACTTCCAGGCACATTGAACCCGGCAATCCGTGTGTCAATTTCAAAGTTCTCAATCGAGAACTGTGCGAACCGCCTTGTGTCCATAACCAGGAACACCGATTCAGATGAATTCTTGTTCTTGACAACCCCACCCAATGCCTGACAATTGTCGATCGCCTGCAGCGCAGATGCCTGGCCGCCGTCGCTCTCGTCAACGAACTGTCGAAGGTCTTCCGTTGTTCGAGCAGCGAGCAAAATGTAATGCACACTGTGCGAGCGGAAGTTGTCAAGTGGATTTGGAATGATCATACAATAGGTGTGACATTGTTAACTGGCACTTCACGAGTGCTAGGGTATCCACCAAGCTTACCACTCAACAAGGTTTGAACTCGTGCTTTAGTTGGTATGCGAAGAATACGGCCTTCAGTAATTTCCGAGAATGGATCAAGGATTGCGTTGTACTGTGCAATCAGCCACCAAAGGTTATCATCACCTAGGAATGCATCAGCGATGTTGTCTAGTCTACCGACAGATTTCTGGTCTACAGTGTACAGCGTATCGCTCTCGTCAAGTGTAAATTCTTGACGTTCCCACCACTCGAGGCGAGTACCTTGGTTGTTCACTTCAGATTGACCGCCAACAACATACCTGGATTCTTGTACTAACGTCGAATTCGTTTCCATATTAGGCCTGCAGAGCGTTCAGAGCGGCTTGTTGTGTAGCCAACTCATTGGAGAAGTACTGACTGTTCTGTTGTGCAGTTTGAAGCTTGAACTGCAATGAACTACGAATTGTTGGATCTGTCTCAGTGCTGATCAAAGATGTGTACTGAGCCACAGCCGTATTTTGACCTGCTAATCGAGTGTTTGTAGTTGCAATTTGCGATGTCAATGTATCGATCTTGTCCTGCTTAATGGCGGCTAATTCAGTCGTAGAAGGAGCCGCTGGAACTGATGGGGTCACTGTAGGAGAAGAAGGTTGGTTGTTATTCACTTCAGCTACAGTGATAGGTGGCTTCACGGTATCTGGATTCACAAACCCACGCCCACCACCCGCGGTAGAAGATACAGGAATCGAAACCGGTGTAACCGACGCCTCAGCAACCGTTGCGCTAGAGCGAACAACAGACTGCGAACTGAATGCGCCAATCATGTCGCCGTTCTTGAAACTGTCCAGATTGAAGTTGCTGAATTGATTTGGCGAGAACGATTCAAGCAAGGAGATCGTCACTTCCATTACAGTTGGAAATGGAATAACACGGCCAGTACTATCTGATGTTGGATCCACAATAGATGTTGGAATCCAATCTACTTCCTTTGGCCATGACCAGTTCACTGCGGTGATAACAACTGGCACTTCACCAACAAGACCACGCCAACCACTGAAGCCAAGCACTGGTGGTGGAGCCCCTAACAAGGCCTTGTCTGTTGCTGAAAGATTTGTGCCAAAATATGGCATCAACCAACCACGCAGTGTCGACAGTTCATTGTATCTTGCGGTAGCCTCTTCAGTGGTTCTGCAAACGAACGTGGCGTTGATCGTCCAGATCGTGCTCTTTGTACGGATATACTTTTGGAATTCACCAGGCATCTGAACGATGGCAAGTGGCTCATAATCAGCTGAGCGCTGTTCTTGAACAGTTGGCATGTTCTCAAACAATACTTCAACATCATCAACATAAGACCATAAACGGATCTTGTGCGTGTCGTCAGTCCCGCCGTTGGAACCAACCGCATTGTTGATCTGTTTAGCACTTGCGGCATTATTCGTTGGCTGTTTTGCTACGGCCGCGGCTGTGGACAAATATGGGCTTGATGGACTGATAGTCCCAAGCTGGTAATTTGCACCGAGTGTCGCAAATGATGGAGCTCCAACGTTCAGAGAGGAGAAAGGACCGACACCGCTGTATCGGTTTTTAACAGCCGCAAATCCCTCATTCACCAGCGTATTTGAGTCTGGAAGAGTGTAGTTCACCGTTTGGTCAGGTATAGCACCGGCCGTAGGCAACGAAAATTGTGAATCAAGCACTCCCACCGTCTTGCTCCTGAGCCATTGCAGCTTTTATCTTGTCAAACATCTTGCGCGCCATCTGCGGTTTTTCAGTAAGACCAACAAGGGTCTTGAATTTTTCAAACTCGTTGCGCTCGACAGCACGTCGAGCCAAAGAGGCGCTCACCATAGAGGTTGGGATGTCTGCGTCCATAACATCAAGGACGTCATCCATTGCCGCCGCTTTATCAATCTTCTTGCTCTTGCCTTCAGACACACGACCAACCGTGATCGAGTAGTGCTTGATTGGCTTATTATCCCGGGTCTTGAAGTATTTGTCAAGCATCTCAAGGTACTTTGTTCCACGATCGGAACCCGCGGCGATTGCAATTGGTTCGTAACCAGCCTTTCGAACTGCCTCAAACGCATCAAACGCCGAAGCCGCCTTCAGAAACTTTACCCCATTTGCCTTTCCTGAACCAGTCATAAAGCGAATACGCTCTTCACCGGTCAACGGGTTCTTCTTCTTGTCCTTACTTGTTTCCTTCCCTTCAACCACTACAACAATTGGAATCAAATCCAACTTCAGATCTACATGGTCTCGGATGTACTTCTTCACCACATCGAAGACTGAATAGTGTCCGATAGTCGGCGGTTGAAACCGTCCTACGATCACGGCAGCACGTTTAGACTGCTGGCCGACGGTGTCTTCAAGGATGTAAGTCATATCATTCATCTCCATATTTAGTCCTGAAAAGAAAGCTGGCCCGGGTCACTTTTCAATCCAGAGCTTCGTACAATACGTTTGGCGTCGGTGTACAGTCAACCCGGGTGTCGTGGGGTTCAGGCTCAGGGTGGCGTAGAATGTCACATGCCGTCTCCACTCTGTTATGACGGCAATGACCGAAAAGCCTAAGACCACTGTTAAACCCGCAAAGAAGGAACGTGCGACCTCAACCCGAGGACAGTACGTCACGAACGCTCAACTCCTTGAGGCCTTCCATGAGGCAAAGGCAGCCGGTAAGTTGACCGACCGGCTGGCAAAGTACCTGATGCTCATTGCTGAGCGGTACTCATACCATCCCTGGTTTGCTGGGTATTCGTTCCGTGAAGATATGGTCTGCACCGCGGTGGTGAACTTATGTGCGAACTGGCACAAGTTCAACCCTGAAAAGCAGCAGATTCCAAACCCATTTGCCTATTACACCACAGCTTGCTATCGGTCGTTCCTATCTTATCTGGACGCCGAGAAGAAAGAACGGGACATTCGAGACGAGCTTCTGATTGAAGCTGGTGCTAGTCCCTCGTTCAATTACCAATCGAGACATGGGATGTCTGGGAAGACATCTGATGACGCATTCATGGGTAGTGGTGGAGGTGATGAATGATCCGCGATCTTGATCGGTGCGGGCAAGCCGCGTTCGGATCAAGTGCTTCAGTTCACGCCCAACGTGATGAACTGCTAACCTGTTTGCAGTTCGTGGAGTGTGTTTATCGCAAGAACTGTGTGAATGAAGGTGAGCCAAGTTCAGTTCTAGAAGAGATGCAGCGGGTTCTCGCGCTCTGCAAGTAACCCGAACACACTTTCAGGAAGACTTGTAACGAGTACTGGTTACAATCTGTCCTAACGTCGTCTAATCTCTTCGGACTTAATGATGTCTCAAACTTTTTATGTTTACTTGTACGAAGATCCGCGAACCGGAACTCCACGATATGTTGGAAAAGGTTGCGGTAATCGAGCAAGACACCACAAATATGACGTAGTCACAAATACGTGGCTTAACACAATGATTCGTCAGTGCAAGAACGAAGGTATTGATGTGCATCCTTCAATCATTGAATGTGTATCAGAAGATGCAGCCTTGGATCTTGAAATTGAATTGATTGCAAAATATGGACGTCGTGACAAAAACGCGGGCCCGCTGTCCAATCACACAGATGGTGGTGAAGGCCGATCTGGGTTTGTGACTCCAGAAAATGTACGCAAGAAAATTTCAGAAGCACTTACTGGAGAGAAACACCCAGCCTTTGGCAAGAAAGGTGTGTTATGTCCTAATTTTGGTAGGAAGCAGTCTGACGAACAACGCAGAAATACATCCAAAGCAATGACCGGCAGAAAACACTCACCAGAGACGGTTACAAAACGGGCAGCGTCAAATACGGGTAAGAAGAGAACTGAAGAACAGTTGGCAAATTTGCGGGCAGGACAAGCCAAATATCGAGCAAGACAAAGTGGGGAAAATGTATGAAGATTCTTTCTTTCACAGATATCCATTTTGGGGCGCGCAGCAATAGTGATCAACATCTACAAGATTGCCTTGACTACATTGACTGGTTCTGTGAACTCGCGGTTTCTGAAAAAGCAACTCACATTGCGTTTCTAGGAGATTGGATGGAGAATCGGAATGCAATCAATGTTCGCACATTGAAGTATTCGCAAGAAGCGGCCCGCCGTCTTAATGCGCTTGATTTACCAATATTTTTCATTGTCGGTAATCACGATCTATATCACCGTACTAATCGGAAAATCTTCTCGACAGATCCTTTCAGTGACCTGAAAAATTTCCAGGTAATCAGCGAACCTATGGAGATCAACAAAGAAATCTTCATGACACCGTTCCTGTTCAAAGATGAGTACCCCAATCTCGCTGAACAGATAAATGCGCACAAGTATGTGTTCGGTCATTTTGAGTTCCGGAACTTCGTCGTCACTGGACACGATCGAGTACTAGACCATGGGCCTGACGCCTCGTTGTTCACTGGTCCGAAGTACTTGCTTAGCGGACACTTTCACAAGCGACAGGTCTCAAAGAACATTGTGTATATTGGGAACACCTTCCCAACCTCGTTCGGCGACGCCTGGGATGGTGAGCGGGGTGCTTCTATGCTAGACACTGGAACCGAAGAGCTCTGCTTCTTCAACTATGAGAAGGCGCCAATGTTCTACAAAACACGGCTTACAAGTGTTCTCGCTGGGAACATTGAGTTCAAGGCGAGAGGCCGCGTTCGCTGTTTGTTAGACGCAGACATTCCATATTCAGATGTTCAGGCGCTGCGCGAAGAGATGATGGAGGCGTACGAACTCCGTGAGTTCTCGGTTGAAGAGGATCTTGCGTCTAAGAAGGACGCACTCTCATCTGGCCTCGAAATGGATGGTGACTTAGATCTTTCGTCGCTTGATGGAACGGTGCGGCAGCTAATCATCGATGGGGTCACTCCCACACCAACAATCGATCCAGAGTATCTCGCTTGCATCTATGAAGAATTGAAAGTCGACTGATGTGGAATAAATTTTCTGAGATTAAGCCAGAGCTTAATCAACCCTGCATCGTGGTCTGGGAAGCTGCAATAAGACCATGGATGGCTACGTACTTTGGTGATGAGTGGATCACAAGTGCAGGTTACACCATTAAGACGCAAGCACCACACAATCAAAGGCATCCACTATTTTGGATGCCTATTCCAGAAATGCCGGAGGAATTGAAATGAGTACGTATACTCCAGACGCATGGGTTCCAGTCCTAATTGAATCGACTGACCACGGCAAAGTCTATAAGATTCTTGCCGGTTGGTATGGTGGTTATGCTGGGGCTGATTATTGGAAGCTTAGTTCAGGTGTAGAAAGCATCTCTGTCAGTGAAGACGGTACCATGCTCACAATGCCACAGGCAAGTGGATCCACCTACGTCGTTGGAAAGAACACACGCATGTCTGTGCTGATGTGTGAAGTCTTCGCTAGTTTCGAGGAGCAAGCGAAGACCAGCGGCTTGTTCACTATCAAAATCATTGAAGTTCAAGAGCTTCTTGAGGCGTACAAATGACGGTTACCGATCTAGAGTTCATATTCAAACGTCAAATGACAATGTTTAATGACATCCAATTCGTATTGGACGATCACGGAACTAAATCCACAATAATTCACGATGGGCCTGTATCAGCGCTGGTGCCCATGATGAATCATTTTACTTTCAGCGGTGTTTATGAATTTGGACCTTGCCTCAGGTTTTCGCCAGTATTTCATAATTGAGGGGGAACCACACAATGTCACAGACTCTTTACTTTCGAGAACTGTCAGTGAGGAATTTTCTCAGTTTCGGAAACAACGAAACTGTCATTGATCTTTCCGAACCAGGCACCGTTGAAGTCGTCGGTCAGAACCTTGACCAGGGCGGGTCCAATGGATCTGGCAAGACAACACTGATCAACGCAATCTGCTACGCACTGTACAACAAGCCGTTCGACAACATCTCACTCCAACGCCTGATCAACAGCACGAACAGCACGAAGAACACGCACATGGAGGTCAGGCTTACCTTCGAGCGTGGTGGTGAAGAGTATGAGATCATTCGTATTCGTGGTGAACAGTACACGATCAAGATCACGCAGAACGGTGAGGACATTACTCCTGGTAAGGGTGTGACTGAATGCGACGCACTCATTGAGAGTATCATTGGTATCTCGTATGATCTGTTCACCAAGACGATCATCTTCTCTGGGAACTCACCGGCGTTCTTGCAGCTTCCTATCGCTCTTCAGCGCCAACAGATTGAAGAGC